AGTACAGTACCCGCGTGCTGTGCCGGTGCGGGAAACACAGGTATACACAGGGAACCTCCAACGGAGGCAAGTCACCCTGCAGATGCAGGCTCTGGCCAGTTGCCTCTATCAAGTTCCAACCCCAAAGGAAATGGGGATGGTGTCGGGAAGGAGTCTGAGGAAACCCCTAGGAAGGGGAATTTACTTTCAAAGTTGCCGTTCCCAAAATCGTTGGAACAGCATAAAGAAAAAATAATTGAGTTTTGGAGAGGGAAGCAAGGTGCAAAGACTTTGCGCTCGTGGAAGATGCAAATGACAGAGCTGGAAAAATTAAAAGTAAAGTATGGTGACGAGGCGCTTGACGAACAATTAAATGCAGCGATACTTGCTGGGAACTGGCACGGGATCCGAGTTGTTAACTATGAGCGCTACGGGATTGATACAAACAAAAAGCGTGCTGCAACTGTTGATATGAACATTCATCCGTCGTATCGCCCTTTGTCTTATGAATGAAATTTTGCAAAATCTGTACAGATACAAGTTTGATCTTGAAGATCATCTTGAACACATCAAGTCCTTTAACATTGAAAACTCAGAGGAAACGGATGAGCTACTCGCAGCAATGGACAGACTCGCAGGCTTCCTCTCAAACGTCGAAGACGAATGTAAATAATATTTCCGTATGGGATCCTTCTGCGTATGAGCGCTTATATCTTGGCTGGTGTCTTGTTAATCTTCAAAACTCTGTACTGGCCGAAGCAATTTGCCTTGTAGATCAGTCTTGGTTTGCTGATGACAACAGAAGATTGATTTATAAGGTAATTACTGATCTCGTTGTTGATATTGCAGATAAGCGAGGGGTTGTTCTAAGTAAGGAAAAGGTTGCAGCTCTCGCGCAAGATGAATCAGGGGAATTCTCTAGCTGGGCTGAAGGTTGCATTCAAGACTGCATTGCTGCTGAGCGCTCAACGGTTCTTACTGTTGACATGCTCAAAAATGTCTGTGTCGCGTTTTGGGGTATAGTTAAGACAAAGACAGTGATCTCTGATCATTTGTCTGAGGTCGATGCGATGCTGAACATGAAACGGTTCACATCTGACACTCCTGGGCAAATTGAAGAAAAGTTGCAGGCGGCTGCAGATATTTGGAGCAACTCGATCAATCAAATTGAAAAAACAGATGAATTAACAGAGGAGCAATTTATTAAAGAGTTGCTCACTCCCTGTGATGATTCAAAAGAATTATTTGCATCGTCTGGCCTGAAAGCTTTTGATGATCACATGCTTGGCGGCATCGCGATCAATGACAATACAATTGCTGGAAAGTTAATTACTATTGCTGCGCGTCCTGGCGTTGGTAAAACTGCACTTGCCGCGTCAATTATCAAGGGGATTACAAAAGAGGATCATGTCGCTGCTTTCTATACATTAGAAGTTCCTAAGCGTCAAATTCTACAGCGCTTTACTTGCATTCATGACTACACGACGCAATTTAATGACACGGGAAGGATTGTTGACGGGATTCGTGTAAGCCAGTTTCCGTCAAGGAGTTTTTCGCTAGCACAGAAGGATCGCATTCTTAGCTATCAAGGCAGCATCAGTAAAAACATCTTGATCTCTGACCGCTTGCGCGAAGTAGAGCAAATTGCTGCTCATGTCAGAATGCTTAAAAAGCGAAATGAAAATCTCTCTGTTGTCTGCATTGATCACTTGGGTTTGTTGCGTGTCCGCCGCATGGACAATCTTGCGTTTGCTGTTGGAGAAATGACTCGCTGCTTAAAAGAGTTAGCGACTGATCTAATGTTAGATATTATTCTTATGTGTCAATTGAATCGAGAATCAGAGAAGCGCGATAACAAGCGCCCGACGCTCAGTGATCTCAGGGACAGCGGAAGAATTGAGGAAGATTCGGATGTTGTGATCGGGCTCTACAGGGACATCGAAGGCGCAAAACAGGAGCGGGAGAAAATGGAGCTGATCGCCCTAAAGAACCGTCACGGCGCTCTTGGAACGACCTACGCAAACTTCAACCTGGCCTACGGGACGGTGATGTAACGCTCGTGATCGGCTGCAGCGCAACGGATCTGCTCTGCTGCGCGGCGCTACTTAAAACGTTTTATGTTGTCAGATACAAAAAAGCCCGCCGGGACAGCGGGCAGAAAAAAGTAGATAGTGTACTTGTGACGCTAGTACAAAGTGTCACGTCGTTCCGCTGCCTACAAAAACAGGCTTGAACCATTGCACACGACGCTCCTGCCTGCCTTTTCCATGTAAAATTGTGTGCCAGTGCCCGCGTCGCCAGTGCGCCCGAACATTCCCTCTGCCCTGTTCCTGACCGCCTGAGGGCTTTGTTTTCTCCCGCTGGTATCTGAAGCCCTTGCCGATCCAAGTTGGCCCCAGGGGCGATTTTCCGGCGGACTTGCCAAAGCCCGAGCCAGACAAATGTTTCGCTGGATCAGTAGTAATTAACTCTGGCTCATAAAGATGAATAAGAAGTGAGTTAATTGCGATTCGCATAACCATCTCAGTTTTTTCATTTTCGTATCCAGAATTTTCTCGCTGCTTAATGTTTTCTTCCTGCCAACTTTTTGCGTCTTTATCAATGAATTCTTGCCAAAAGTTTGACCCTTCTGCTGTTATTGTTGCAACTTGCACTCCAGATGCTCCAAAGTATTCGGGTGGTGTTTCTATCTCACCAGGAAAAAACTCTTTCATTATTTTCCTGCCAAGCGTTTCTTGCGGAATGCTTTCTGGGTACAAAACACCGCAATGAACAAGAAGTGATACAACTTCGTCGCCAGCGTGATCAAACACGAAGTTACGCGGAAGAATAATGTGCATCCATGGAAGCACATTAAGTATCTCTTTTGATAGAACGGGAATCGGTGTTTGCATAAATGCTTCACACATTTCTTCTGTTATGTATCTTGCTGGGGCTCGATGCAAAATCATTTCGCGTGCAAGTTCTCCGACTTTGACAGCGAGAATGTCGCCGCTTGCGTATCCACGTATTGCAACTTCAGTCGCGCCACTCATAAAGCAATTACGAAGTTGAACGTTCCAAGGTAAATACTTATTTGGTGATCTGTAGAGATCTTCTTGCTGTTCTGCTGTTTTTACATAATCCTGATTCTCTTCTATTTGCGAGGCGAGCTGTCTTACTGTTGGTTTTGCTAAAAGGTTGAGATTAAAGCTCATGATCAGAAGTTGACGATACGCTTGGTTTTTTGTTTTTTCTCTGTCTTTTCTTTTTCGCTATGTTCAGCAAGATGGCGTTGAAGTGCGTTCATATGCGGGCACTTGCTGCCAACTTCGTGACGCTTAAAGAAATCGCGCAGTTCCTCTAAAATTCCAAACTCATATTCAGCTTGTTCTGGCCCCCACTTGCCAAATGTTTTATCAAGTTGAAAAAGCTCATACCATTCCTTGTCGTCAAGATAGCGTCGTTTAGCAGCCCATAGTAAATCTTTGTGACGCAATTTGTTTGCACGCTTCTGTTCTTTTTCTTGACGTGCGCGTTCCTGTGCTTCCCTGCGAGAAAGAAAGGTTGCCATTTTTGTCAGATGATTGTGAGTTGTTTCCTGTTGTGATCCTGAATGAGCGACTCGATATTTGTAGTCGCCATGTGAATTTGAGGAATGATCCAGTAATCATGCCTACGTCCGCCCCAGGTTCGGCAGACCCAGTGCGGCATGGGTGAGTCGCAGATGTGGCGGCTCATGATTTCAAATTCTGCGGTCCCCTGCCAACGGACAAACACGTTGTCGCCGGGGCCGAGTTCCGTCCGGGTCACGGCAGAACATGCAAAGTACACTTAAGTGTAAGATGCAGGCGCTGCTCTGTCAATACATGATCAGCACATGCTGAAAACTTTTAAAGTTCGCTCTGCTCTGGGGCAATAATGCGTTGTTTGTGCTGCATCATTTTATGTAAGGCAAGATTTGTTTGCCACATTGCAGCACCAATTTTATCATACTCTTTTGTTAACTGTTTTTTGTATTCTTGATCAATCGCTAAAAAATTTTCATCTAACAAAGAAATGAGAGCCTCCGCAAGATCCGCAGACCTTGCAAGAGACTCTTTAAGATCGTTCATTGCCTTGTGAACGATTTCTTTTTCTTTGTCAGAGGCTGGAATCTCAAACGGCATTCAGTGCTCTTTCTTTGCGCAGCCTGATTTCTAGTGCATCCGGGTGCAGCATTTCAACAGCCTGCGATGCTTCGTAGGCATTTGCGCTGTTCAGACGGCCAGAGTAAATTTCGCAGCCATCCCCGTGAGGAACAACTACGCAGTAGAAGAAAGCGGACACTGCATGAAGCTCCAAAGCTCTGCAGCAATCCTACTTCGTCATCTTTTTATTTGGTAGGGGAAAAGTCGTGAAGGCCGCACAAAGACCGAACAAGCATGGGATTTTGCTGGCGCCGGTTGGGTTTTCGGTCGGGACGGCTACAAAGCCTCGCTATGCGTCGATCAAGTGGAAGCAGCGTGCAATACAAACAATGCGTATGCGTTTCTACTTTCAAGTATTAAAAGCGAATGTCAAATTAAAACAGAAGTGGTGGAATAACTATTCTATACAAAGAATAGGTGCGCCAGGCATAGGAGAATTTCTGTGTCATGAAACTTTCTACGTCGCTGCAATGTCGCTGCCCAGCGATGCTGTAAAGTTTCGTCAGTATTGGTATTGGTGCAGAAGAAAAAGCTTTGAAATACTTTTATGGTTATGGGAACTTGAAACAGATGAGTATTCATGGAAATTGCATTTGCATTTGAAAGGGCTACTTGTTACGAAGCGCCCGATACTTTCAGAGGTTGAACGCTATGAGTCAAAAGAGACAACCGAAATTACATTACAAGTATTCAGAGACTGGAGCGCTGCTATTTACAGGGGCACAAACGAAGAAAAGATTCGCCCTTTGTAGAGAAGCATTAACAGGAAATAAAAAATATAGTTTGCGTGTCAAAAAGATTTATGAGTCGCAGAAAGATCTTGAGGCGCATTGCATCAAAGAATATGTCATGCAAGACGCATTCACAAAAAATTATCTTGAGCTGTATCAACGTGCCTGGGGTGGGGAATATTTTGATTACAGGGAGTTCTACTCTGCAGAAGGTGCATTCTTTCCTTTTGTCAGAACAAGATTTAATTCGCATCAACCAATTGACGAAGGATGCATTTGGATTGGAAACATAAATTCCTATCCGTTAATTTATGTTGCAAATAATGTTGCTAAGTGGGTGTGTCCCTACTCTCAGGGCGGTTTTGTAAGAGTTGAGCCGTTTCTTCCTTATGCAGAAGTAAAGAAGATCCTACCCCGCTTAATGAATAAAAGAATCTACCCTGATCTTGACTTCGATTATTTTTGATGATTTCAACATCAAAATTACTTGACATGCTCTCTGCGCGTGCTAAGCTGTAAAAGCGCCCTGCGGTCAATGTCACAAATTATTTCAAGGCAAGAAACCTGCAAGGTTGCTCTCAAGAAACAAACACTACATGAATTTTTGATTTATGAAGCAGAAAACGTCGTCCGGCATAACTGGAGCGATGTTGCTATTCACGATAAAAGAATCGTTGAAAAAATGTTTCCAGGTGAAACACGTCTGTGGATTATTTGGGAGCTTGGCAGTTTAATGCCCGCAATGTATTGCAAGTTAACAGAAAAGGAATCAATGACAAAAACAGATCATTGTTTTTCTGCTGTTGAATGTTACATGCTGCGCTTTATGAAAGAGGGTCCATTTAGTGACATTCAGAGTCAAATTGTTAGAAACACTAGCAAGTTTTACTTCGTTACTAAAGGCTACGGTAATTACGATTACTCTGTTGTTCCTTCTACTTTTTGCGCCGTCATGGATCTTGTTTTCTGCGGCAAAGCTAACCCCTTCTTGAACTAATCATGCTTTAATGGGGTGGCTCAGCGAGTTCCAGCTCCTGAGCCGTGACCGTCCAATCGCAACTTGAACGATGAAAAAAAGAATACCACTTCCTATCGGCAAAAAGTTTGGCCAGTGGGAAGTTGTTGGTGAAGAATTTAAACAAAAACAAACTGATCCACACTGGCGCGTACCAGTCAAGTGCTCTTGTGGATTTATTGGATTTGTTTTTAAAGAAAGCCTAAAAAGTGGCAAATCAACTAAATGCAGAAATTGTCAATATAAGTCAAAGCAAACGCATAAGATGTCATATTCACCGGAATATTGGATCTGGAGGACCATGCTTTCTAGATGTTACAACAAAAACCATATTTCTTATAATCACTATGGCGCGAGTGGTGTAACTGTTTGCGATAGGTGGAATCCGCAAAATGGCGGTTCGTTTGAAAATTTCTACAAAGACCTAGGACCGAGGCCGACCAATGAATATC